GTTTGAAATCACCTAACGTCACATCTTGTTTAACGATAATATTATCTTTATCCCTTACCGTTTTTACATCAACAATACGAACGAACTCATTAATACCTAAGATAGAATGATTAATCTTAACGATATCTGCTACTTTAGGAACAGCGTTTCGATAGTGTTCGTTCAAAGCAATGAAATCTAAACTAATGGATGTTTTAACTGAACTTTCGATTAATGATTGAAGTTTTTGATGCATTACTTCTTCATCTTTGATACGACCATCTTTAATTGGTGGCGCATCATAACGACCGTAGTCTTTGATACTAGGGTGTTCAAATTTCATAACAAATCCAGCTGCTGTACTACCTTCTTCTTCATCATAATCACCGTAACCAACTGCGTAGGTATAAAGTTCACTACTATCTTCTTCTATTTTCATATTATTGGCGTTGATTTCATCATCTATATGATAACTAGCATTTTTATTCAAAAAAGGTGTAAATACAAATGTGTAAGTTCCACTCTTGTTATTAAATTCAATATCAAACTCTACATCAAAGTGACTGCAAAACTTCTTGATCAAATCTTCTAAACTTTCGCCTTCACCAGCATTCTCAAATTGAGATGAACCAAGAGAACCATTTATTTTATATTTCAGTCCAGTATTATCGAATATCTGTTTAAGAAACTTATCGGCGG